GAAAAATGACAATCCCAACCACCACGACAAACAAAAAGCACAGTCAAGTGGTTTCATTCGTTTCCACTTTGAATAGTCGCTTCCGTAGAGATAGCGTTTGAGTAGGTCGGCTGGTTTGCCGAAGTTGACGATGATGATGCTTAGACAAGCAATTCCAATTATTTCGTTGTACATCTTTCTTTCATTAATTTTACTACACGCAGAATCTCTCTGACTGAAATATCCGTTTGGCGGTGGATTGCCCGTGCTGACATTCCGCTGCACCATAACTTGAATAACTCCCTTTCATAGAAATACGCTTCTTCAGTTACCTGATTTATTTTGTTGATTCGCTTTTGTTCGATTTGCTCATCTTCTTCCCGTTCCAAAAGAAGGTCGGGTTCTTCAGACAAGTGCAAGTCGTAGACATCGTATTGATCATAAATCCGAGATTCACCAAAGGGATGCCGGTTGCCGTTGATACAAAGGTAGAGAAGACGGATTGTCCAAAACTGGATGTATCCGTCATTGTATATTTTCTCGATTTGTTCATCAGGTTTTTGCAATATGGTCAGAAAGTAGAATTGATAGAGTTCCCTTGCCAACTCGTTTCCTTTGGCTATGTTCTTCGTGGCTTTCGTCAGCCATTCCGCTTTTGAGAGTTCCTCTATGATTTCGGCTTTATTCACATTTTCTTTTCAATACTACAAATATAACCATTCTTTTCGTATTTTTTCTTTATCCTGAGCATCTCATCCTCACACCGTAGAATATGTATTGACGAGCTTAGACCTTTCGTGCAGATGCAAACCCAGTAAGGATAAAGATTCGACATATAGTTTGTTGGTTGTTCGGTCATATTCTATAAGTGAATCGTACACTTGCACGGAGTTGATGATGGTTGAGTGATCACGGTGAAGAATCTTGCCGATGGAAAGATAGGTCATCTTCAAATGCTTTCTACATAAATAGCAAAACAAGTGCCGAGCATCCATAATGTTTTGAGTGCGAATCTTATCCACGATTGCATCAGGTGTGACATCATAGACGATTGCAACTACTCGCATTGCTTCAGTCCACTCGGCATCTATCTCGTTGATCTTGCATCTTGGATTGATGATTTCATCTTTGAGTTTCTTGACCTCGTCAATGCGTTTTTGATTCAGTTCTGCAACAACACCCCGAAGGCGTTTAACTTCTTGTTTAAGTAAATGTATTTCCTGATAGTAGTTTGTCATAACTCGTTTATAATTTGAAATAATTGATAGGCAATTTGTGGAACTATTGCGTTGCCGTATCCTTTGATGGATTCTGCTCTCCACTTTGAAAAGGCAATGCCGTCCAATTTGGTGGGAAGCCCATCATCTCCGCTACAAATCGGGGATTGAGTTGGGAAGATATGCCAAGTGTTTCCGTCAATTGGCTGTTGGATTTGCGTTTTACTTTTGACCCTCTCCAATCTGATACGATTGGTGTTGGTAGCAAAGCTCTGATTTCCGGGTTTCCCAAACTGAAATTTACTCCCCCTTTTGATTGCCAACTCTTGCTTGTTGTTTTGTCGCGATAGTCCGTAGCTTGTGGGGTGGGTATAAATTCCAATGAACCAACACCTATCTCTTCGGTGCGGTGCGTTTTTGGCTGCAGCTGGAATAATAAACGGCTGTACTTCGTACCCTTCAGTTTCCAAGTCAAGGCACACCTGCTCGAATACCAATCCGCCATCAATATGCGTGATACCAAAAACATTTTCTGCGATGACGAATTTGGGTTTAATTTCTTGTATTGCTCTAAGCATCTCGCCCCACAAGTAGCGTTCATCTTCCGTACCTTTCTTTTTTCCTGATGATGAAAACGGTTGGCAAGGGAATCCACCGGTAAGAATGTCAATTGTGTTTGCATATTTTTTGAAATCAGTTGTACAAATATCTATGTGACTATCCGCATCAGGGAAGTGATAGTCCAATACTTTTCGTGGAAATTCCATCCACTCGCAATGAAAGATGTTTTCCCATCCCATCCACTCGGCTGCTAAATCAAAGCCACCTATTCCTGAAAATAAACTTCCGTGTCTCATAGTCGTTCTTGGTACATTGTGCGTTCACCGATGAATGTCGTTTTAATTGTGTAGCATTCACCGTGACGATTCTTTGCGATAATTAGTTCGGCTTCTTCTTGCTGGAGCTTCTCACCTGAATAGTATGCCGGGCGGAATGGGAACATCACAACATCCGCATCTTGCTCAATACTTCCACTCTCACGGATATCGCTCAGCATAGGTCTTTTGTCCGCTCTCTCCTCACATTTGCGTGATAACTGAGCCAACACTATCACTGTGATATTTAGTTCCTTAGAAAGCAATTTTAAGTTTCTTGATATTTCTGCAATCTCTTGCTCTCGGTTTGTTTTTGTTCCTTTGATCAACTGGATGTAATCAATGACTAAAAGTTCAAGTCCGTGTTTCGCTTTGTGAATCTTGGCTTTGGATTTGATTTGTTGGATACTGCAATTCGGATCATCGTCAATGTAAAATTGAACCGTCTGATTGTTGGCTGAATTGATAAGTTGCTGAACTTCAAACTCACGAAGGTTTGCATTGCGAATCTTCCAATTGGCAAGGTCGGTGATCAGCGACAAGTATCTTTTGACAAGTTGTTCGTTGCTCATCTCTAGCGACAAGAACAATCCCTTTCCACCAATCTTTGCAAAGTCATACATCAAAGACAAAGCGAGTGCCGTTTTACCCTGACCGGGTCGTGCAGCCATTACAATCAAATCACCATTGTTCCATCCTCCCAATACTCGGTCAAGTCCTGCCCATCCCGTTGGTCTTCCCGTGAGCTTGTCACCTCTTTGCACCGCCTCAATAATAGCATCAACCGTCTTGTTGGTAACTTGGGTAATCGTGACGGGATCATTGATGGTTGTGAACTTCGTGTTGTCGACCATTGTCTGAACATTTGTGAGAATCTCTTTTAAGTCAGATGTCAAATCCAAGTTGGTGATGTTCTCGATAAATTGTTTCTTCAGGTACTTGTGTTCAAGTGCTGGAAGGTGACTACTGATGTTTGGCATCCCATAAACATTCTGCGTGAGTTTGACGATTGTCACCATCTCAGCACGGCTGAACTTTTTCCCCAATGTCAGCACATCAATCTCATCGTTGTTGATGTACATTTCCAACATTGATTCAACAATGCGTTTGTTTAGGTTGTCTTCAAACCATTGTGATTTGATTCTCGGCAACATTGCACGAGTTTGGTCGTAGAATAAAAGTTGACCGATTATGTATTCTTCAAGTTCGTTCGTCATATTCTCGCAAGTTAAATACTTTTCTGTTGATAACTTGTGGAGTAGTAACATTATTTGAAAGATTATTATTTTTCCAAGTGCGAACCGCTGCTCTCCAGTTCTTCATTTTGTTTTTACCTACAAGCCATCCGTTGGATTCGTAGTAGTCAAACCATTTCTCGGATACATCAGCCATTCCAATTTCTAACATATAGGTTTTTAACTCTGATAAAGTTGGTTTTATAAAAACAACTCTTTGTTTCTTTATATCTTTATCAATACCACTATCAATAACAATATCACTATCGGCATTTTTGGTATCATTTGGTATGCCACTTGATGCGGTCGCATCCCATCGCATACGAGCATTGTCAGAATTACGCTTCCTGATTGTTTCGTATTTATCCAAATCACGCTTTAACGCTTGTCGGATTGGTTCAAATGCAATCTTGGTTATCACACTATCACTTTGTGGATTAAGGTCGTTCACATAGCGTAAAAGGTGCTTGAACAAATCACCAGCTTGTTCATCGGTTAGTTGCTCAACCGTGTGAATTATATCGCAGTAGATCAAGAATGATTTTTTATCCGTTGCCATTGTAGTTGATGTAAAAGAATCTTTGAATTTCACGCTTTTTATGATGCCTTTGTTTGTGACAAGTGTAAGATTGATTAGTGTCTTCACAAGCTAATTTTAACGAATCATATTTCACGCCAGTTGTTATATCAATTACCGGCTTTGATCTTGCTAATCTTAAGGATTCGCATAACCCATTCTGCCAAGCGTGTATTATATTCTCCTTTGATGTTGCCCATTCAAGATTGTCTTTGTGATTGTTTAATTTGTTGCCATCAATGTGATTTACTGTGTATTTATTTTCCAAATTTTCCATAAATGCCAAAGCAACTAACCGATGTATTTTTATAGTTTTTTTATTTGACTTAATTGTTAAAACTACTGCTAAATATTGATTACCAGGTACTCCAACTAATCCCGGTTTCAAAATTCGTTCTTTGCCATACTTGTAGCTCTTGACTCTCCCGTGACTGGAGATGTAGTAGATGCCATTGCTATCAGCAATCGGCTTCCATATTTCTTGTTGTGTTTCCATTTTTTTTGCATAAAAAAAGCCTTATCAAAATGATGCAATTGCGGTGCGATCATTCTAATAAGGCAAAAATCTTGTAACGATGGGAATCCGCAATACTCCCGTTTACTCTTACAAATATAGCGAATTACTTGGGTTGTTCCAAATTATAGTGTGGCTTCGCTTGGTTGTACAAATGGATGACCTTTGTCATAGAATATCCCATCTTCTTGGAGATCGTCAACCAAGTATATTGGTAGTCATCACGAAGGATTGCAATCGCCCAAATCAATGCGTATCGTTCGCTCATTGTCGGTCTATAAAGTTTGCGTAATAGATGGCATCCGTTTCGTTCTCAAATGTCGCAAGTAATTGTCCGGCAAAATACACACGCCACTTGACGATGTTATTTATTGATGCTTTGACCACGAGTGCTTTGATTTTTGTCATCGTTTAGTTCTTTTAAGAATGTGGCTTGTAGTTCCCAAGTTTTTGCACGGTCATTTGCTTCTGCAATCTTTGACCTGATCTCCAATAGTTCGGTTTCATAATCCCAAATCAAGCGATTCTTGTTTGAGATTTTTTCAAGTAGCTCATCTTCTCGTTCGGTTGTTTTGTGCAACTGGAGAAGGACGATGACAAATAAAATTGCCATTCCGATAATTAAGTAGTTTTGTATCATTTGCTTTTTCCTTTATAAAATTTGTGTTTATAGATTGCCTTCGTGTAGGTATCAAATTCGGGGATGTAGTTGTCCCTTTCAAATTGATACGGTGATGCCTCAGGCAAGTTGTCAAAGTCATTGAAGTATTGTTTCAACTTCCAGTACACGAACATCACCGCAATGGTGATGGGTGTGATTACGATTAAGAATATTAAGTCCATAAATCAAAATAACAAATTAACTTTCATAATAACAAATTTATTTTATAGTTGAGTTGGTGAATGAACGATTTATTTTGTAATTGACATAAATAGTTCTCCAGCCGATGCCAACTTCTCGTCAATGATTTCTTGAATGTCATCCTCCAAAGTAATCAAGGTTTGCGTGAGCTTCTTGCCAATGGGCATTCGTGGATCATACGATAAGAACAATGCTTCAGTCATCTCCGTTGCAACCATACCCATTTGAACTTGCCAATAGTATTCCGGGCGTTTAGATTTGAACTGTTCGTTGTTGGTGATGAATGAGTTCTGAAGGTGGTTTCCGCTATTGAACGGACATTTGATTTCAACCAGGTGTGTGCCAAGTGCATCAGGTGAATACCCACCCCATTCGCCATAAGTGATAAAGGTATATGTTTCCGCACCATAGTATGTGTAAAAGTCATCGGTCTGCTGAGAAAAGTAGTGGAATGCTTCTTTCTCGTGTTCCTTGCCCCAATCCAATGCACGACCATACATCTCCGCTTTTTGTCCGGTTAGGTATTCCGCTGCCTTCTCAAAGATGAATGTCTTTGCAGTTTCTGAGAGATACTCCGATTTGTTTTTCGGAGTACCCATCAGTTTGTGGATTTCGGATGCGGTGAAGCGAGAACGCCTTAGATCTTGCCAATCGTCTTCGGTCAAATTAGTGTGAATTGTTGGAAGTTGAAGTTTCATTTCTCGCCAATTAAAAGTTTCTGATTGACTGGAGATACTTCAAACTTCGTGGTGATGTCGGTCATCAGTCCACCTGTCTGCAAGTGTTCAACTGCCTTTGCCCAACTCTTGTGCTTTGGGGTGAGTTCTTCTTTCTTGGGTGCTGACTGCCTTCCCATTGCTTTCTCACCATCGTCATCATCGTCAATGTTCAGATTTAGGATTGAGCCGAGTGCATATCTCCGTGCATAGGTCATTGCACTTCCCATTGCTTGTGGATCGTTTTGTTTTGCAACCGGCATCACATAGGATGATTCCATCCATTCTCCTGATTCAGCGTGAACGATTAATGTCGTGAGTGCATTCCCATCAGGGAACTGTGTAATTGCCAATCCGCATTCGCTTAATGGCTTTTGGATGGTGTCCAGTATGTTTGATAAACTTGCATACTTGGATTTGAAGAAAGGATTGCTTGATTCCTTTCCGACCTTGCTCACCGATGCTTGGAATTTTACCAATGCACCAGCAATGTTCTTGATTGATTCGCTTTTATTCATAGAGTTTTTGTTTTAGAAAAAGTTAGTTCTTTGTCCTATCATAAATAGAACCTGAAATTTAGTTGGTTCAGCATTGAAGAATGCTTCCGAGTTGATGCCGTCAAATTCTTTGATACAACAATCACCAAATCCGCTGGTGGTTGAGTTCAAGTAATCACCAAGTTCTTCAATGTGGTTTGCGATGAGCCAATTGTCAACGGCTTCAATTGTGTAAACATACTTCTCTTCGGAGATACGACCTTTCAAGGTTAGTATCCATCCATTGATAGCCAACTCAATCATTGTTGACCTCCCTCAATGCAATCTCGATGACGGCTTTTGCTTTTGGAGAAACGATGTTCCCATCGACTAAATACTTGCGAACGGTTGGAAGTGATACTCCGGTCTTCCGTGCGACAATCTGAAAAAGACCTTGTCTTCGTTTCAGTTTGATTGTTTCAATTGCTTTTGCGTAATCCATAACGAGAGCAAAAGTAAAATAAACAAATCAATAATGCAAATAAAATTTACTTTTAATTATATTTTTATGTCCTCCGAGAATATCAAATCCCCGAAACGAGCGTTCAACTCGTTGACCAATTCCATCTGAATGGATTCGGTGAATGCCTTTTCTAAGAATGGTTGTGCCTTTGTTCCGCTTCGGTGAATCTTTTTGGCAATGGCTTTGGCAAGTGAATCGTATGTTTGACCTTCAGCCGGTTTGATACCTTTTTGTCTTATCCACTCTTTTAACGATTGCCACAAGTACGGAGTGCCTTCAATATGCCCACCTCGTGTTGGTTTTCTTCCGTATTCAACAAATTCCCAATAGTCTTCAGCGACAAGAATGGTGTTGATGGATGTCGGGGATTTGGTGATAGTACCAGGTGCGAAAGATTGTCGGAGTTTGGATGATGCGTTTGTTCCATTGGCATCAAGATTCGCCCAAATCGGTGGAATTACTTTCTTGTTCCACCATTCAACGATGATCTGCTGAAGGAGTGAACCTTGAGATGCATCACCTAAATAAGTATCCAACGCATCGGGCAATTTGGATAAATCTATTTCAGCCATATTGCAACGCTTAAAATGGTTAGGACTACACTCAGCATCTTGTAACTGATTAAAGTGCGTGAGATGGCTTTATTTCGCTTGACAAGGGCATTGTTGTCATCCTTCAGGTATCCGATGTTTGTCTTTTGCTTGACGATGATGGAATCTTGTTGATCAATGATGACGGAATCCGATGTCACAATTTTGCGAAGAATTGTGACTTGCCTTCTTGCAATTGCACCCTTGACCAAATAGTGATTCGCTTCTTGGATTACACAAGTATCAATCAACACTTGTCCATTGCTGGTCAAAGGAATGAGAAACAACAAGAACCACATTTTACAAAGTAGCACTTTTGGGCGATTGTTTTTCTTTGGTTTCAATGAGCTTGTCAAGATACCACTTCGCTTTGTACAAATCTTCCAACCCATTTTTGTCTTCGCACCTCCAAATGTATTTGATTATGTTCCCGGTGCAAACTGCAATAATTCCTTTTTTATTGGTAGTTGCTGAATCAATTGCATCAATGCACTCAATTAGTCCTTGTTTATAGTGTTTTGGGTTGACCGCATCCATCGTTTTACAAAGATATCATATT